CGACGCTGAGTATTTGGATGTCGTGTTTGATGTTCAAGGGAAGGAGATGCGAATTCGGTGGGATCACAGGACAGGAAACGTCCATGGAACACTGGATGAGTTGATTGAGACGAGGCGTGTTCAACGCCGGTTGAAGGAGGCCGATGACCCGGTACGAGAGGAGTTCCTGTCGGACATTGATGCCACGTTGAAAGACAGGTATCATTATGTCCCAGAGAACGGTGATGCTCAGTACTCGGGGGAACACCGGGGCCCTGCTTCGAATCCGGGTTTGAGCAGCGCACGCCCCCAATCATCCCCGGATTCCGATTCCTCCGAAAAGAACGCCGAATCCGAGTCCACAAAGCGGCAAAAACTGATCCAGAGATTGCAGGCGTACTCGAACGAGCAGCTGCGGAAGTTCTTGGCGAGGGAGGAAACTCCCTTACGCAAGATGCCAAAAACAGCTTCGTCGAGTGCGACAACAGCGACGTCGCCGAGTTCGCCAGCTTCACCTCTCAACTAAGTGAAGCGGCTGAAAGGCGAGCCACGTATGAGGAACCGACACCTTCTCAGCGTGAGTTTGTCATCAGTGCAATGGAGCGCTTGTATCATCGAGCCAGAGTTTCATTGCGCGCGAACTGGAACAGCAGGGAACGATTTGAGGAGTTGCTGGAAACACTCGACATGTCTTCAACACCCGGCATACCCTACCAGATGGAGGCCAGTACAATTGGTCAATGGCTCAAGGTGGACACGAAAGGTAAGTTCTGCCCTGAGCGCGTTGACCGGTTGTGGTTTGATGTCCAGAGGGTGATGAGGGGAGATTTCGAACACATCTTCCGAGCATTTGTCAAAGACGAGCCGCATAAGAAGGCTAAAGCCGAGTTGAATCGGTGGCGCTTGATCATATGTTGCTCGTTGGCGGTTCAGATGGTCTGGCGCATGTGTTTCGGAGATTTGAACAAGTCGTTGTGTGACAAGGCTCTCTGTATACCGAGCTGCCACGGAGTCACTTTGAGGGCTGGAGACTGGAAGGTCTTCAGACGCTTTATTGTTGATCGTGGTTTGCGAATTTGCAGGGACATTCAGGGTTGGGATGTCAACTCCCCTGGATGGGTATTTGATGTTGCGCTTGAGGTGCGCGAGAGGTTGACGGATGGTGCTACAGATGAGTGGAG